TGTTGTTGTTGGAGGAACAGTTGGTGTTGTTGTTGGAGGAACAGTTGGTGTTGTTGTTGGAGGAACAGTTGGTGTTGTTGTTGGAGGAACAGTTGGTGTTGCTGTTGGAGGAACAGTTGGTGTTGTTGTTGGAGGAACAGTTGGTGTTGTTGTTGGAGGAACTGTTGGAGGTGTTGTTGTGGTAGTTTCTGGAATACATTCACAAACACATTCACAATAAGCATCACAATTATCGCACTCTTCTTGAATAACAACATAACCTGCTGTGTTAAAACAATATTTATACTTCGTTTCTCTAAGAACAAACCCCGGAGGACATGTGGGACATGAACATTCATGACTGTCGCATGGATCGGGACATGGAGTTGGTGTAGGAGTAGGTTCTGTTGGTGGTACTGTTGGTGGCTGTGTTGGTGGCTGTGTTGGTGGTACTGTTGGAGGAACTGTCGTTGGCTCTGTGGTAGGAGGAACTGTCGTTGTTTCTGTCGTCGGAGTTGTTGTTGGAGGAACTGTTGTAGTAGTAGGAGTAGGAGTTGGTGTGGTCACTGTTGTGGTTGTTGGCGTGGTTGTTGGACAACAGCAATCCCTTAAATTGTCTGGTAAAGCTCCAGAATAGTATGCAGCGTCCGAACCATATTTTAATATTTGGTCCAGTTCATTTTTAACTATTTGCTTAGCCATGATCCTAGAAGGCAATTCCTATTATAGATAATATTAAAGATGTAATTACTTTATACTAATACACCAAATCAGCAATCACATATTAGAAACTTTATTAAATTTAGACATAGCTGAAGCTATAATTTGATCCATATTATAGTATCTATATTCAGCTAATCTACCTCCAAAAATACTTTTATTTTCATAGTTTAATAGTTTTTTATAATTATTATAAATAAAGTCATTTTTTTTATTATTAATAGGATAGTAAGGTTCCTGGGTATCTTTAAAATTAGCTGGGTATTCTTTAGTAATTATAGTTTTATCATTATCATTAAAATGAAAGTGTTTATGTTCTATAATTCTTGTATATGGAATACGTTCCTCTGTATAATTTATAGCTGCATTACCTTGATAATCTTTAATATTGTATTCTTCGCTTTTGAATTGTAAACTTCTATAATCCAATTCACCATATTCATAATTAAAAAATTTATCCAGAGAACCTGTGTAAACTATATATTTACATTTTTTATCCCAATAGTCTTGTTTTTTAAAATAATCTGTTCCTAAAACTACTTCAATACCATCAATCATTCTGGCTAATAATTTGGAATAACCATCAATGGGAATACCTTGGTATTTATCAAAATAATAATTTTCATCAAAGTAAAATCTAATAGGCAATCTTTTAATAATAGAGGCAGGTAAATTTTTAGGATCAGTATTCCATTGTTTTTTAGTATAACCATAAATAAATTTGTAATAAATTTCTTCGCCAACTTGAGATAAAGCCCATTCTTCTAAATTTTGTGGATTTCTAAGATTATACTTTTCTTGATTGATTTTTAATATAGCCTCATTAGGAGTCCTCACACCCCAAAGTTGATGCAACGTCATGAGATTGATAGGGAATGAAAATAGTTTTTGCTGGTAAGAGACTTTAGGTTTATATATAAAATTATTAAAATTAGAAAATTGTTTGACATAATCCCATATTAAATTATTATTGGTATGAAAAATATGTGGACCATATTTATGTATATGTATATCGTTCTTTAATTCAGTATAGCAATTGCCGAAAGCATGCTCTCTTTTTTCTAGAATTAGACATCTTTTGTTGTGTTGTTTAGCAAGATTTGCGAATACGCAACCAAATAGTCCTGATCCCACTATTAGATAGTCATACTTCATCGCTAGTGTTTTTTATATTCTCGTATGTTACTATATTTTTGTGATTGTCCGTTCCTTTGAGGACATATTCATCAAAGTATATATAAGGTTCGCTATAAATATCTGTAATATCTATAGGTCTATGATCACCTCTATGAATATCTTTAACCACTGATGGTACATCGTTTGTTATAATATAATATTTTGCTTTTGGACATTTTGAGATAATAGCAAAAATATCTCTATATGGAAGATGCTGGAAAACATCTTTAATTAAAATCAAATCATATTCTCCGTAGCTGTCATAATTCATAGCCTCGGTATGAATAAAACGGAAATTTTCCTTATTTTGAAATCTTGAAGTAGCTTGCTTTATGGCTATTTTTGAAATATCAATGCCAGTTAATTGTATTTCATCTGATAAATCTAAATGAGATATCATCAAACCATCACCACAACCTACATCTAAAATACTTTTAATATTATTTTCTTGTATGAACTTATTTACATATTTAATATATGGAAGAGATTTTTCTCTTGTAGATCCAGGCATCAATTCGCTGGTGCTTACAGGTTGAATATATGCGGACTCAAACATACTGTTACCCATAAGGGTTGATGCATCTTCGAAAAATGTTTTATAGTGACCTTTATCGATGCAGTTTAGATTATTTGGGTATTCTGACCAAAGTTTTGCTATGTTGAATTTAGCATCAATAACCCTGTGTTGATATACATTACGATTTTCTAGGAAGCCTTCTATATATTTCTTATTAGGTCTTACATCCGAGATTAAATTTAATTTATTACCAAATTTAGACCATGCTAATTTAAAAGTATCTTTATCTCCACAAACATAGTTATATATGAAATCATGATTTTCATTTAAAAATAAAGAATATAATAAAGCGTCAATATGTAAGGTTTTATTCATACATATCAGACCACTTTCGAACTCTGGTAAATCATCCTCTCTGATTTGTAAAATATTCCATATTGGATTGGGCTTAGAATAATCCCAAATGTGCGTATGTTGATTCCATGTTCCTAATTTTGGTACTTGATAATTTTTGGCTTTAACATGAAGCCTTCCGGATGTTTGATTGAACAGGTCGATATCTGAACAAAATAAAGCTTGATGCTCTTTATATAATTCGGTGTTTAATAAATCTTCGGGTTGTATGTGTAGGAAACAATCACTATCTATAAATAAAATAGTTTCAAATTTACTATGAGTCATGCAGTATGGTTTGATGGGATATCCTCTAAGATTACCAGAAAAGGGATATGATCGCGCAACAACTTCTGCATTTATTATTTCTACTTTATCCTTATATCTGTCTGTTAGGTCTTTAAATAAAGGTGATATAAACTCTTGTTCTCCAACGTACCATAATTCTGAAGGTAGGTCTGACTTTAATACATCATAAATGTATCTTAGGTTCATGTAAGCATTAGTGCCATACTTCCTACCCCCTCCTGATGTAACTATACCCGTACCAGACCATAAAGATTGTAATTCTCGATAATCCTTATTACCTATAAATGGTATTTGTCGTTTAGAGGTAAAGATTTGAGATTTTTTAGTAAAATCTAAAGGGCTATGAGTCATCTATAAATCTCTTTCCAGTTTTCCCAATCGTGGTCTTCTGCTTCACTTTGCTTATATTTCTTAAACTTTATTTTTTGTTTATGTTGTATTTTATCATCAGCAAATTTCTTATTTTTATTTTTATTTTTACATTTTCTAATTTCTGATTTAGAATCATCTGAATCGAAGTTATTCATTTTTATTACGAATCCTTATAAAATAATTGTTCCCACTTAAATAGGTTGCATGAAAATTTATGCCAATCAGGAGGGTAAAGATTGACTTTATTGTTGTTAACCCAAGGGTCTGGTGCATAGATATTTTTTTTAGTATTCATGCTAGAGAGATATGCTGACCACCAACAAAAAGTACTGTTACTTAGAACATTCATATTAGCTAAATATATTATATAGAATTGATGGTATACGTCAAGATCATCGACAAATATTGTATTTTTTAATAATAATTTTAAATCCATTACTTCTTGTTTAACGCTATTAATATCATCACTTACTATAAATAAATAATCATAATTAAAATTTTTAATAATTTTCAAATAATTTTTAATGCTAATGAAGTTATATATATGTTTGTAATTAGTGTAGTCTCTTCTTCTGACATGAATAGTCAATATTTTGTCCAATCGACAATTTTGAGATTTAATTTTTAAATACGATCTTGCGTTATTTAATATTTTATTATTAGGCTTTAATTCTTTATTAATTATTTGAGTAAAATTTTTATAATATTTAATATTTTGAAAAAACCCTGCGATATCTATGTTGTTATGAGACAAAAGATTTTCATCAAATTCAAAAGGATTATCTTCAATATATTTTTGATTTTGTTGATGTATGAAATCAAAAGGTTTGTATGTTAAGCTATTATCGAAAAAATTTGCGAAATGTCTAGAAGGATTTAAGTGAAAATTTGTGTCATGTATTTTAGATAAAATCTTACATATAGAATACTGGAAAATTTGATTTCCAAATCTACCATAATTTTCAGAATTAAAGTTTTCGCAAGTAATCATGTGTCATTTATTATGTATACAGGCTTATTGATTAATTCATATTTTTCATCAAACAGATATAAGTATTTATCCAAGATAGGTAAATCTTCATAATTTAGTAATATATTTTTGTAGTCGTTATAGCTATGAGCATTAGGTACAATATCGGTAATATCGTGGAAGACACCATATTCTGCACTTAAAAATTTAATATCTTGTTTTTTATAGAAATTAACAAAATTTCTTGCTTTAATCATCATTTTAATTTTATTTTCAGTGCCTATAGTATAATTTGCATGAAACATTATTATATCTTTAGGTATATTAAAAGATTGACCATCCCACTGTCTAAATTGACTAGACACATTAAAAAATCTATCAGATAAAAATTTAGCTTTCACTTGGTTGATACTGTGGTTAATAGCTTCTTGATCACATGGGTACTGGTCATATGTATCTTTTAAATTGTGAAAAAATATTTTAGTACTATTGTTAATTCTGCAAATAAAAAATCCAGCACAATACTCTCCCTCTCCGTCTGGGCCAGTTCCTTTTTGAAATGCTATATCGTAATCTCCTAATTGATCTAGACACTCATCTACAAATGCGTCATAGAACTCTATATCAACATCTGACCAAATAAAAAATTCATCATTTTCCCCAACAGCATCCAAGTATATGTCTATTTTCCTTTCCATCATTTCCCTCCAACCAATGTCGTAGTAATTTCCAGTACTACACATTTGTGGTTCTTCATAAACCTTTATTTCTAATTCAGGTTCATATTCCAGAACACTTTTCGTAAATATTTCCTGACACAAAAAGTCATGAGACTTTGTGCTCATAGTGTATAATTTCATCTTGACTTTCCTAAGTATCCTTATATATTTATACAGGTCCGGTGAGTATATAATATATCTATGGGGTTATCTTATTCTCCTGCTACACTAACATCATCTACATCAAGGCTGACTCTAATAGTATAAATTTTAGTAATAGTATCCACACCTAGAGAAGAACTGATTGAAGTACTAGTGCTTATAGTTGTCTTTGCTGGTCTGTCGTCACTAGCTGTGTTAGCCCACTTGTCTGAAAATGCTTCACAAATATTATACATGACTTCTCTTATATCCCCAGTATTAGGGTCTGATTTTGTTTGGTCAAGGTCATTGAGCGAAGCAAAAGGTATAGTTAACTCTGTAGCACTAGCAGTTAAGCCAGAGAACCAGCCTGATGGTGAAGCGTCGAAGGCCATTTATATCTCCTTTGTATTTTTAGATTAAAACTAATTATATTATACACTAAAGTATTGGTTTTATAATACCAAAACCTTGATATTTTCTTGAATTAAATGATTTATTTGCAAGAGGTATAGCATTTTTCTTTAATTTTGACATCATTTCTTGCATACTCATTCTTGCTCCATTATTTTTTTCTTTATATTCTGATAAATATAATGCAGCAACCCCTGAAGCGAAAGGATTACTCATACTAGTGCCTGTCATTAGTGCGTATTTATTGTTAGGGACAATACTCATGATATCAACACCTGGAGATAAAAAATCTAAACTATCTCCACTACAAGTAAAACTCCCTCTGTTGAAATTTTTATCAATAGCACCAATGCTAAACGTTTTCTTGAATTTAGCTGGGTACATTATATCCACATCAGCCCCAGAGTTCCCTGCTGCACAAAATATTAAACATTTCTTTTTTTCAGCATATTCTATAGACTTTTCAATTCTTGGACATTTATAACCTGAACCTAAAGACATAGTAATGATATCTGCACCATGATCTGCGGCATATTTTATAGCCTTGGCTATATGATCCATTCTTCCAGAACCATTATCATTCAATGCTTTTAACGCTAGTATTTTAGCTTGCGGAGCTACGCCGACCATACCCACCCCATTATCTTCACCAGCTATTGTGCCACAAACATGAGAGCCGTGACCATTTCTGTCAATAACCTCAGATTTGTTTTTTATAAAGTCATAACCTCCGACAACATTATTTTTAATATCAGGGTGCTGAGTGTCGCAACCTGTGTCTATAACAGCAACTACAACACCAGCCCCACGACTTTTCGACCATTGTTTATCAACCCCTAGCTTTTTAATTTCCCAACCTAAAGTTTGAGGGTCATCTGGGCTTAAGCCATGCAAGTCTTCTCTGATATATGGTAATAATTCACATTTATTATTTATCATTTATATCTATATCTCCATTTAGTATTTGATTAATCAACTCTTTTGTTTGTGTTATCCACTCTATATAATCACTCACTCTTGTACTACACCCTATATCTCCATAGTCAGAATCGCTCTTGCCATCGGTAGCAGAAACATAGGAATGAATACCGGCTAATTTTTGATCAATAAATAAACCGCCACCACTATCACCAGGACATATCAAAAACTCTAATTCAGTTTTTTCTCCTGCGTGAACTGAATACTTCAGTACATTCTTGGTTGTACCATCCACAATATTAGAACCTGCTCTTCTTACATTATCAAAAGTACTACTTATCCATCCGGTGTTAAAGTCTCCATGATGTCCCCAACCAGACAAACCACAAACTTTACCTACTTCGTCCTTATCTGTATATAATTTTGGATAAAAATCTAGTTTTAAAGGTTTAGCTAATCTTGCTATTGCTATATCATTATATCCTATTTTACTAGCATCATATTCACCATGCACAGCAATTAGAGAACAGGGATAAGCCTCGTTATTATATAAAACATGCTGTGTAATTGTTCCATGAACAATATGTGCAGCTGTTAGTATATGATATTCGTCTATCACAACACAAGATGCTCTAAATTGACTATTCATCGAGTCTCCCATAACTCCCAGAATAGGAAGTACGCACTCGTATTTTTTTCCATATTCTACATATTTAGAATCAGAAACAGAAGGGTCTATTGTACCACAATAAGCCTGAATAGGCAAAAGCATTAAAAATGCTAATACAAGGTATTTCATAAAATACCCCTTTCTAATAAGGAATAATAACCTTATTATAATACACCTTATTTATATGGCTTATTTTTTATTTTATCTAAATAATTTTTACAGTCTTTTATAACATCTTCATTCCAGCTTTTGTAATTCATTAGATGTCCAAATATAAAGTGACACCATTTATCGCATAGGGTAATAAGATTGTCTTCATCTAATTCTTTTGATGGGTCTAAATGAACCGGTACAATATGGTGTACCTCCGGTTTCTTACATGATCCACAAGCTTGACAACATGGTTGTTTTTCTATATGTTTCTTTCGTAGCGCCGCCCATCCCGGCGCTCTTACTGCGTAACGAACTTTTTTATTAAAAGGCCACATCATAGAATACTTGCTGCTATAAGACATCCTTTGGATACTGAGTGTAAAGGATCAGATGCGTGCTCCACACTCTCTATATTCAAAGGAAACCCTGACTCCAATAACTTTTCATTAAGTTTTTCAACATAACCTTCTGCACGAGAAGTGCCTCCAGCAACTACAATTTTTATTGGATTCTTAAATTTAGGTAAAGCTTTGTGACCATCCAATGCTGCTGAAAGTTGTTTAGCTGTATATTCTATCAATCTTTCATAATATGAGGATACTGCATTTAATACGGCATTTTCATTTGTTTCCCCTACTTTAAAACCGCCACCCTCCTTTTCAACCTGAACAACACTATCAGGTTCTCCTGTTGCAACAGCACTCATTCTATCAACCCAATCCCCTGACTTCGTTGTGCTAAATACGACTGTAGGTTCGCCATTAAGCATCACGCATACGTTAGTCATACCAGCACCACAGCTAATACCTATACCTGTATAATCTGACTGTTCTAATTCAGCATAACACAATGCTTCAGCTTCATTTATGGCTTTTGCATCATGCCCTGTTTCAGCCAATATTGCTTTAACAACATCTTCATGATAGCCTACATCAAAGTCATCATCTTCTTGATCCACTGGCTGTGCAGGAACACAAAAAACTATTTTTTCACCCGGCTCTGAAGCTTCTCCGACTACTTCTTTTATAATATAAGCTAAAATTCTCTTAGCTTCCTTTTCTTTAACAGATACTACCCCTCTATACATAGGTCTACGAGCAGTTTCATTTCTTTCTACCGCTTTTTCTATAGCGTCTTTTCCTAAAATAATAAAAGAACCATCTTGATCTTTTACGAATATTTTACCAGCCAAACCTTTTTCTATCATTTTAGTAGCAATAGGAGTATTAGGCTTAATAACATAAAAAGCATCTCTAAAATCTTTAAATATAATTTTATCTTCTTGGTATTGAGACATTACGATAAAACTAGTACCAACATCTAATCCTTTACTCATATTATCTACCTTTCATGTTTTTTAGCTTACTAATAGCTGATTGTGTATTGTCTTTGGACTCAGTAGTTTGCCCTAATTCTTTATGTTTTGCTTCCATATTCGATGTCTGCAATCCCATAACTATTTTAGTGTCATCTATAGAGATAGCATTCTGTTTCTGGTTAGCGCTCTTACGGTCTTCTTTAGTAAAAAAGTCCATATTTTTATTATGATTATTTTTATTCAAAAGATATTTTTCAAATAAAATACCTGATGAAAATATAATAATTAATAGCAAAAAAACAAGTATAGTATCTAACATATAAATGTCCTGTTAAGAATAGGGTCTATATTAGATACACCAAACAGCGTTTATATGTCGAGATATTGACCGATTTAAATATTCACAAATGCTTTAGATTCGTTATGAGTTAAGAATGAAGCTATAGTATATCTAACGCCTTTGGTTATTGTTGTTACCCCATGAAGATACTTTAAAGTACCGGGGAAGCATATAGAATACCCCTCCTTAGCAATAACTTTTATATTTAATTCAGGGAAATGTAAGACCCCACCTTCAAAATCTTCATTTAAAAAAGTGATACATGCATAGTGTCTCCACGGAAATTCATGAGCAGGGCAATCTTCAGGGTTCTCAGCATCAGCATGTGGTTGTAAAGCATAACCTTCAGGCCATCTTGCTAGACTAAGATGTTCGCAGTAGATAGGGTCTTTATTGTCAGACTGTTCAGTAATTAAAGATATTCCTTTTCTGATTACATTTGTCATAATACTTTGTGTATCTATATCTGTTATGTCGTGATGAAATAAAGTCCTACCCTTCCAGTAATCATTAGGGTCTACATTACCCCAACTATCTATATGATTGTCTAGATAATTTTGTAGAGTCCTGATTTGCTCTTGACTACTAATCCCTTGAAATTGTATCGGAAACGACATTTGGATTACCTTTCTTTCTATTACTACTATCTAATGCTGTTTGATGGTCTTTAAACTTATTCCCATAAACATCTTCACCATTATGATATCTTCTACCATTACCATTTTTCTTATACTTATCTAGTTCACTCCTTTCCCTCCCATGTTCTGCTGCACACTGCCTTTCTTGCTCAACGATATTTTCGTCAAGAATTTGCGTTGCTGAGACTATTTCGTACTGATCTATAAAATGTCTAGGGTATGGTATAACGCACCCAATGTAATCACCTTTTTTTATTTTTATTTTATGATTAGGTCTTGTAATTCTCAAATTAAACGTAAAGTCTCTTCTCAGATTATCTGACTCGATAACTCCTGTCATATGATATATGCCATCTATAAAATAATTCGGGGGATTGATTGTCATTAAGTTTACACCGTCTGGTGTCCTAAGCGCAAATGTACTTTGCACCGTAAATGTACCCATACCAAAATGACTCCTAACACTCTGTAAACCTGTCCACTTTGTATGAAATTCTTCGTCTTCATGTGTTACGATAACTTGATCTGGAGTATTACCTCCCTTCCACTCCACTGTGAAATTGTACAAGCTACGCAGGACAAAGCCATGCTGATTACCCATCACTAGAGGTAAACAAAAATATGCATGTTTCACAAACCAATCTCTTTTTGCTTCACCTTTTAGAGACTTATACAACATACTTAAATTTGCTTCAGTCTGAAGCACTTTATCATGAGATATTGCGGCAATGTAATTTTCTGGCACTAATTTAGTCATACGAATAAAAGTTCCCTTCATATTATATTTCTGTAATTAAATTTAATTTATGTACAAACTTTTCTTTATACAACTTATCGATATTAATATCAGCTGAAGATATTTTTTTTAATTTATCTTTTAATTTTTTTGTATGCTCTTTTTGTATATTTATAGCATTTTGTCTTATGCTTTCTCTTTGTTCTAATGTTGGGTAATGGAGTAGTAATTTCTTTACTGATGCAGCTACGCTTCCTGCGTTGTCATCTGCTATCAAGCAGTTATTTTCTGTAAAAAATACATCTCTACCTCCTATAGATTTGGTGGAAACTATAGGTAGTCCACATAATAAATATTCTACACTACTATACATTGCACCTTCAATTCCAGATAAGCATAAACCTATTTTTGATTTATTTAACAGATTATTAATCTCTTCTTTATCTATATGCTGGTAGTATAAAGTAAAAGGATTATTTTGATTAGCTATTAATGAGAGATGGCCTTCCTTGGTATATGGATGAAGATATTTGCTACCTGAAGTTAAATATAAAACATTACTCAATTCATAAGAGAGATGATGTCTTTTAAACTCACACATTCTGGCCGTATATACACAATCCCAAATCTTATTACAAATCTTTATATTGAAAATCTTTCTACTTACTGTTGCGTTATGATTACATAATATTCCAGAGAACCGACTTCCATATTCTTTCGGTACGCTATTTAATGTTTGCATATCATTACAACATACAACTATATTGAGATCAGGGACTTCTCTTAATATCTGATTTATTTTAGGTTTTAAGCAGCTCCAAGAGTAGTCGCTTTGTAATGCATAATACTGCCATAAAAATAATGTATACGGATTAGATTTACTTTGCACATATTGTATTATTTTATTTAATGAATTTTTATTAATATCTCTAACACGTTTTTTATGTTTTAATAACCCAATCGAAGTAAATAATACATTGACTTCTGGTATCTCAAAAATTTTCATTTAATTAATACCACCGCAGTTCTCTCGAATAATATCTTCAGAGATTAATTCTGACCAATAGATTTCATAAGCTACAGTATCTTCTAAAGCCGTAAACATATGAAATTCATTTGGTTTTACCGAGGTGATATCTCCAGCCTTGAGTATCGTTTCATCAATTAGGTCGTAATCATTTTTCCATATCGTTATCTTTAAACTACCTTTTTCTACAAAAAATGCATTGTATTTAGAATTATGTTTATGCTTGGAACAATAGCCTCCTGACACTGTTTCAATTCTATGTATTTCTACATTATTTTTTGAAAATAATAATTCAGTTTCACCCCAGATTTTACCTTGCTTTTCCATAGCTAAAACTTTCTGTTTAATATATCAACACCTATAGCAAAATCATGTATAATTTTCTTTTCATTAAAAAATGCTTCCAGTGCTATATGTATAGTTTTTTCTTCCATTACAGACGGTATAACTATTATACCTTCGTGATCGCAAAAAATTAAATCATCTGGACATATCTCTGTATTTTGTATTTTAATGGGCTTGTCGTAATAATCTAAAACGCCTTTAAATTTAACATCGGTACACAAATTATTATCATAGTAAACAGGGAAATTCATAGCTGTGACCTCCCGTATATCTCTTGTAATACCTCCGACTATAGCTGCGCTTACTCCCTGACAAGTTGACATCATAGCATTAATCTCACCAAAGAAAGCAGCGTCTAAATTATTTTCTATACATAAAATATTATTTGGATTTAAATATTCGTAATATTTCATAGTGTCATAGATTCGGTCTGGACTATCTTGATTCTCTAATTTTTTAATCTTTAACGTCTTGGCTCTACCAATAGATTTATTATTTGGTAAATTAGTATTAAGATTAATAACCTGATTATGAAAACCTAATTCAGATAAAGCGTCGGATAAAAGCTCACTAGTTAAAACACATTTTAATTTCTGTAATTTAGAAATTTCTATCATACTATTGCCAAGCATAAAAGACTTTGCGGTATAGAAATCGTCTTCATTATCAATATCTATAGACTGTATATTGTCTAGTTCAAATAAGTAGGGATTGTTACCTACCCTTGACTTACAATCTTCGAGAGTTTGTTTGCTTACAACATACAAAGACATATTTTCAGAGACTATAGGATTCAAATCCTTACTATTAGGTATATTTTTAATGTCATAGTCTGGACTACCATTTGTCCAAGTATACATTTTCTTTTTATTAACAGCAACCACAGAGTCATACTCTTTTGAGTCTACTAGTATCTTAATTGCATCAGTAATAGTTTGCGTTGTAATTAGAGGCGCAGTACATAGTAATTGTAGATATATATCAGCATAATAGTAAGAGGCTTCATTTAATAATAATTGGTTGCCATCAGTATTATTATTTGCAAGAGCAGCTTCTCTTTTCAACTTTTTGTAAGGTAGGTAATCGTAGTAATCCAGTATTTCTGAACTATCGCTGTCTAAGACTACTTCATCTATTAAATCGCATGATAAAAGTTTAGATATAGCATGAAGATACAAAGGTTTACCTTGTATAATTTTAGTATTTTTATTTTCCAATCTATCTGATGTGCTTTTCGCTGGTACAAAAGCTACAATTTTAAGATTTTTATACATTAAATTATTTCCTCAATACTATTATATAATTTATTTATATCATGACAACCTTGTTTTGTTTCTTTCCTGCCTAAAGGATAAGGTTCGGTAGACCTAGAAAACCCTTCATGCTCTGTTGTTGCTCCAGAATGCAAGTGTCCTTGTAGTTTTGTACATGGGACTATAATAATATTTTTTTTAAATATAGATTTCCAATCATCTTGAATAATATTAAAGCCTCTAGCTTTCATTAAAAAATATCCAAATTCAGATTCACTACATGGAAAATTTAATGTTTTCCTATGTAGATTTAGGTGATATTCATATAGTTCCTCCATAGCTTTTATTACAAAATTTGTTTTATCGATAAATAAATGATTAGAATAACAATGTTTTAAATTTTTCCAAAATCCGTTATTTGTTGTATGAGACTTATCGGGGTTTTTCTCTAGAGAATCAATCATATAATTTAAATCTGGATACAATTCGTCGCTTCTTGTTTTCATAACATATTTACCAGTAGCTAATAATGCTCCACGGTATGTTGTCATAGCTTGATATCCTGTGATTTGCATATTCTGTTTAGGATACTCTGAAACTACAAGTTTATAATTATTGTTCTTTATTTCTGGTAATACAGAGTGTAGCTTATTGTCATACCAAGTAGAGATTATAATTTCTTTAAAATTTTTATAACAATCTAGTACTTCGTATGTTCTGTTATCTATTGGGCCTTGGACTACAACCGATATATTTTGTCTTATGTTCTCGCTCATAGTTTTTTGCCTAACAATCTACCCTTTTGTGTTCTGATTACATAACCCATTCTTATCATATAAGGTTCTATACTATTTTCAATAGTCTCCATAGCAATACCTGTCATACTAGATATACTTTTTAAACCAAGAGGAGTCATTCTATTTTTCTGCAAAACGCCCATATATAATTTATCATTACAATCAAAACCATTGTTGTCAATACCTTGTTGATTAAATATTTTATCTATATTATCTTTATCTTCAGGATATGATGATACATAATTTTTATACCATTGAAGTCTAGCGTTTAATATTCTAGGAGTACCCTTACTTCTTTTAGCTATCTCCACCAGTTGATTATCTGTTAAACTTAATCCCAGTTTTTCGGCATTCGATCCTGCGAGTTTACCAAGCACATTATCGCTATAGAAAGAAAGATGTTCTTTGATTGTAAAACGGTCATAGAAAGGCTGACTTAAACTGCCTCCACTTGTAGTAGCACCTACCATCGTAAAAAGAGGAACATCAATAGAATCTGGCTTATTTTCCACCAGCATGTCTATCCTGAAATCTTCCATAACAGGATATAAAAATTCTTCTACTAATTTAGGAAGTCTGTGTATTTCGTCAATAAATAAAATAGACCTTGGTTCCATACCCATTAAGTATGGAATAATATGCTTAACACTTCTAACACTAGCAGCATTGATCGTGTAAAGATTCACACCCATTTCATTAGAAATAGCACTAGCTATAGTGGTCTTACCTAAGCCGGGAGGCCCATCTATTAAAACATGAGGCATGACTTGACCCGATTCTTTACAACCGTTTGTCATAATTCTCAATCTTTTAATCACATCATCTTGGCCTATAATATCATTAAAATTCGTAGGTCTGATTGTAGAAGTACTCATGCTGTTTTCCAATTCTTGTTAAAGTTTCTTTTACCAATTTTGCCACTTCATCTTGCTCTACACACAATTTTACTACTGGTTCCAACTCTTGCTGAGTAAAGCCATAACTCTTTAAGGCAGATATAGCCTTTTGTTGATTATCTGTAAAATTATTATCCACGTTTTCAATCTTAGGCTCTACACCAGTATCAACTTCAGATAGTTTATTCGGTTTTTTTATTTTGTTTTTCTTTGTTTTCTTCTTCTTCTTGATATTTTTTTCATATACTATTTTAGTGTCTATGATTCTTTTAGGGCGAATCGTAATTTCACAATCACAAATAATATGAAAATTTTTAGAAGATGCTTCCTTGTGTTTAATCCAGTGATGACATCCACATTCAGTACATATATACTGATAATAAATATCTTTAGACACTGGCTTTAAAGTAATAGATTTACTTTTCTTTTGATTTTCCTGTGTTATCATCTGATCCCTTTACCCAAAATACAAAGTCGTTTTTTTCGCTGTCAAAAGCAGATTCAACTAAACCTTTGTTTACCAAATTTCTCACAATATTAGAAACCATTCTTGAAGATAATGCTTCTAGAATAGTATTATAATCTTCATCTTTTATAAACCAAGCGTTTTTCTTTGCGCCGGGACTAGTTCTTCTCGTTAAGTATTCAGCAAAAATAGCTTCAGACTCACTGTAAGGTAAAACTTGATCCATCTCAGTATTTTCTTCCGCACTATATTCTAGTGTATCCAATTTTTCCATAAAATCAAAATCGCTTAGATGTTCGTTCTCATCATCAAAATTATAATAAACCACCCGTCTACTAAAGTCAATGAGTTTCTTGAGATTTACAACTTCTAGCCAGCCACTTGACACTTTATCACCTTTAATTCAGATTATCGAATAATCCCCTATAGTATTTTGGTTGCTTTAAAAAATAACCAGCATGACTAGCTAAATGATTTTTATAACTAATATCCAATTCGTTGTTTATAAAGTATTTAACTTTCCAGATCGCTTCGTCGTAATGATTGTTACCCAGATACGCGAAGTGTTGGTCACTAAGCGTACCTTTAGGTAACTCATCACTCACAGGAAAATCTTCTTTTGCTTTGTAAGAATGATACTGACTAACTATCCACTTATTATCTTCTTGCTGTATTTCTTTAATGGTTTGTGACAACCACGCCTCCCATGCTTCCCAATCTATTTTAAATTCTTTGGGGTATCCATGTTCGTTATATTCATAAAATTGACCCCCATCTGGAAAGTACTTGTATTCATCATCATCATAATCTTCATGTTCGGGATCGTCGTACATAACATTCTCCAGAATAGAGGGACTACGGAATATAACAGACTACTAATATTATACCCCGTAGCCACCTCAAATCAACCTACACAGGATTATTTAAAATTCATCATCGTAGTTATCTTCATCATCATCAAACTGATCCCAGTAATCATCATCATACTCATCATATACTGTTGAATATTCTTCATCATCAACGTAGGAATCAGCTTCAAACTCAGCCTTATATAGAGGCTTTGGCAGTTCTCCCTGATAAAGACCGACTACCTCATATTTACAAGTACGAAGTTTCTCGCAGTTACAATCACTAGGGACACTGACGACATCTTCAGGATTGATCTTAACAATCACTATGTTATCACCAGCATCAACACTACCATAAGTAGCGACATAGTTCAATGCACCTGCATGAAGCCCTTGCGAGCATCCAACTTTACGATTGTCGTCTACCTTTGCTCTACGCATTTCGCAGACCTGACCTACATTATTATCGAACGTTCCTCTCCACTTATCTTTAAAGTCGCTACGGACTGCTTTGTATGCAAGAAAACATCCATCCTCAGTGATAGGTAGATTTTCATGCTCCAAGAAGTCATACAGTTCTTGCTGACTCTGCATACTTGGGTTTTCCATAAGATTTTCCAAGAATTTTACGAGAGGCTCGAAAGGTAAACCTTTACTCATAAATTCTAGGATACGTTTACTGATGCTGCCGTGAACTTCTTCACCTTCAAACATCACCTTACCATTTACGATTGATACTTGTCCTTGACTAAAAGTAGCAACCGCCTTCTCAATGTCTACCAATTCTAGCAACTCATCTTCTGTTGCTGTTGGTAGTGCTTCCAGAATCACCTTGTAATTAGTATG